ATAATCACGTCCGAAACGCGACATATCCTTAATGATAACACGCTTGACAAGACCTGCCTCAATATCTGCAATCATCTGCTGAAAGCCTGGGCGGTTGAAGGTCGTACCTGAGATGCCGTCATCTGCTGTTGTCAAGATAGGGACAAAAAATTTTTTGATTTTTTTGTTTACGCCGCCGATTCCAGTTCCACTTGCAGTTCCATAAGCTCATCGGTGAAGCGGAGCTTTACCTCCAGTACATCATCGGGGTAGACATTGACCCGTTCCACAAGCTCATCCATCATCTCGGCGGTCAGTGCGTCAACCTCGGCATAACCGATGTATTTAGCGATGGCCCTGGGCTGTTCCTCTGAATCGTTCTCCATGAGCTTCTCCAGACGGCTCGTTTCGGACGAGATTTCCTGTTCCCGTTCCGTGACGGAGGCTTTCTGCGTCAGGTATTTCTCACGGCTGATCTCCCCGCCGATGAAGCCCTCATAGAGTGCCTGCAAGCGGTCATCCAGTCTTTGCTTCTCATTTTGCAGGGCAATCAGTCGCTTGCCGTAGTCTTTCTTCTCGCGCCTGCTCCGCTCCTGTTGGGCGGAGTTGAGCTTTTCCAGCCGGACAGCGATTTGCGCGTAAAAGTGAATCGCCTCCAGCACAGCGTCGAAAATATCAGTCTCGTCTACTCCATGCCCGGTGCAGGCGTATTCCTCTGTAAAGGAATGGGTGCCGCACCGATATTGCGGTCGTGGCTTTGCGCTCCGCCGCATGGCGTGGCCGCACACGCCGCAGAACACCTTTCTTTTCAGAGGACGGTCAGTTTGCGGGACATAGGGGTGGCTCTGCCTCCCGGCGAGGATTTTCTGCACGGCGTCAAAGCCCTCTTTGGAGATGATAGCCTCATGGGTGTCCTCACGGACGATCCAATCTGCTTTATCCGTTGCCCTGTTCGCCCAATGGCCTATCTGTACCCGCTCCCGTTTGCCGTAGACCACCGTGCCGATATAGCGTTCATCCCGAAGAATTTTCCCGACGTTTGCCTCTGTCCAGAAGTTATCCTCGCAGACGCAGGGCCATTTGCGCTCAATGCCACTGTCATGCTTATAGCGCATGGGGGTCATTATCCCCTCCCGGTTCAGGGCGGCGGCGATCTCCGTGTCCCCGCGTCCGTCCAGGGCCATTTGAAATATGCGCCGCACGATTTCGGCGGCTGGCTCGTCTATGACAAGATGATTTTTGTCATTTTCGTCTTTGACGTAGCCATAGGGGGCAAATGGACTGAGGAACAGTCCCTGTTCCGCCCTCTGCTTTCTGGCGGCTTTGACCTTTTGGGAGAGTTCCCGGCTGTAAAGGTCATAGATCAGCGTCTTAAAGGATGTGTCCAGACTGTCGATGTCGCCGGGGCGGGCGCTGTCGAAGTTGTCGTTGACAGAGATAAAGCGCACTCCCATAAAGGGGAATACCCGACTGATGTAGTTGCCTACGGTCAGGTAGTCCCGGCCAAATCGGGAAAAATCCTTGACCACAATGCACTGCACCCGGCCCTGTTTGACCTGTTCCAGAAGCTCGGTCACGCCCGGACGCTCAAAATTCTTGCCGCTCCAGCCATCGTCGCACAGCTCGTCCACCTGGGCGTCGCACAAATCGGGATGGTCGTGAATGAAGTCAGATAACAACATCCTCTGATTCGCTATGCTGTTGGACTCGAACTTGCCTTCTTCCCGCATATCCCTGTCCTCGCTGGAGATACGCAGATACATGACTACTCTCATCCGGCAGCCCTCCTTTCCTTGCTCTGTTCCTACACTCATCTATCAGACGAGTGTGCGTCTCCAAAAAATCGAACCACATAGGGCTTTTGCTGTCAAGCCGCTCCTGTGCGGATAAAAGCCGCACCCCATGGGGCAGAAGCAGGGCTTGGTACAGCTTCTCAACGATCATGGAATCCCGTGAAAGCCGGGAAAGGCTTTGAACGCACAGAATATCAAATTCACCCTTTTGAGTGCGGGAGAGCAGTTCCCTGAGCGCGGGACGGTTCAAATCCGTTCCTTTGAATCCGATGTCACGGAACTCCTCGACTGTATAGCCGTCCGCAACGCCGCTGTGATTTAAGTGATCTAAAATAGCCGCCCTCTGCACAACAATCCTGTGGTCATCGAAAAACTGGTCGGCGGTGGCAACACGCATATAAATTGCTACCTTGCACATCATATTTTGCTCCCTTCGCTTGTATCTTTTGATTTTATACGAGGCACAAATTCCCGATGACATTTTCCTTTTCCAGAAAATCGCACAGGTTCTTGTACTCGTCCCGGTACTTGAAAATGATCTCCACGCCGTCGTGTTCGTCGATATAGATGCGTTCAACCAGCGCCGTGAGCATATCCCTTGTCAGGGCCGTGGGGGTCTGAAACTGTGTGAACGCCTGCAAAAACAGGTTCTCAGGGGTGTACTGCCTGCCTCTCAATTCTTCCTGTTCCAGAGCGGCAATCGTGCGTTCCGCCTCCTCCGCCTGTTTCTGATAGCGTTCTCTGAGGGATATGTACTCGTCCTCGTCCATCAGCCCCTCCACATAGTTCTGATAGAGGCTGTCATAGAGAGACTGACACCGTTTGAGCGTCCTCTTGGCGTTCACGATGCGGCTGCGGCTCTGCTCCACGTCCCGGCGATACTCCGGGGTGCTGTTGATCTCCCGGACAACGCCCTCCATATCGGCGGCAAGGGCGACCTGTTTCTGTACCGCTGACAGTACGATTCCTGTCAATACATCCTCCCGGATGGACTTCTTGGGGCAAGCCTTGGGGTCATCGGTGTGGGAAGGGCATATAAAGGTGTGCCATAACTTCTTCTCATGGCTGACGCTCTTATAGCGCACAAGGGCGCGGCCACAATCGGCGCAAAACACAAGTCCCTTAAAGATGTTCTCGCTCTGACCCATGCCGTCAAACTTCCCCAGGCGGCTATGGTATTCCTCCCGCCGCTCCTGCGACAGCTTCTGCACCACGTCAAAAGTCTGCTGGTCGATGATCGGCTCATGGGTGTTTGGGACAACGGCCCATTCGGATTCAGGCGTGTAGACCTGCTTCTGTCCATCGTAAAAGGACTGGCGTTTCCGCCCCTGCACCATATGGCCCAGGTACACGGGATGGGAAAGCAGATTCTTCAAAATCTGATTGTGCCAGGGAACATCCTTGTATTTCTCCGTCTTTACCTGCCCCGTTTCGTAGAGATAGGAGGATGGGGAAAGGATTCCGGCGTCGTTGAGCCTCCGGGCGATCTGCACGACGGAGACACCCTCCGCCCTCCATGCGAATATCTGCCGGACCACCGGGGCGGTGTCCTCATTGATAATAAGGTGATGTGGGTCGTTTGGGTCTTTGGAGTAGCCGTAAGGCGCCCACGCCCCGATGAAATCGCCCCGCTTCTGTTTCATGTGTAAGGCAGAAGCGGACTTTTTTGAAATGTCCTTGCTGTAAGCCTCGTTGATGATGTTTTTCAGCGGGACGATATAGCCGTTCTCATTGCGCTCGGCGGTCAGCGTGTCGAAGTTGTCATTGACGGCGATAAATCGAACGCCCAGGAACGGAAAAATCCGCTCCAGATAATTGCCCGTTTCCTTGTAGTTCCTGCCAAAGCGGGAGAGGTCTTTCACCACAATGCAGTTGATCTCCCCGCGCTTGACTTTCTCCATCATAGCCTCAAACTGAGGGCGGGCGAAGTTCGTCCCCGTCTCGCCGTTGTCGCACCAAACACCCACCAACTCCATATCCGCATGGCGGCTGATGAAGTCGCACAACAGCTTCCTTTGTCCGTCGATGGTATCCGCGCTCTTTTTGCCGCTGTCCTCCACGGACAGGCGCACATAGGCGGCGGCCTGGCATTTTACCTCGGTCTTTTCCTCCCTGACCTCCCGAACGGGGGCGAGGGGGTTGACCTTTCTCTTTGTCCTTGCCATTATACTGCCTCCTTGAGCTGTGCCTGCCGCATGATGTCCATTTGCCACGCATATTCATCCTGCCAGCGGTAGGTGATTGCCACAGTGTTATCTTCGTAGACCATAATCCGATCTATCAGGGAAACGACGGCCTTGCGGTCAAGTGCCGAGAGATTTCGGTAACGCTTGAAATTCTCCATCCAACTCAAATCTGTCGCTTGCGTTTTGATGGTCGTAAGCCGCTCCCGAAGGGCGTCCATCTGCTTTTCAGCGTCAGCCGCCCGCTGAGTAAAGCTCTGTTTCAGCCGCATATACTCCGTCTTGTCGATGATACCGTCCGCGAGGTTTTCATAGAGCGACATGAGCAGCTTTTGGAGCTTCTCATAGTCCGCTCTTTTTTCATCAAGCTGTCGCTGCACCTTGACCGCCTCGGCGGTACGCAGCGGGGCGGTGTCCGTGATGGAGAGTATATATTCTAAATCGGCCACGGACGCAATGCGCCTTTGCAGTGAACCAAGTACGATTTTCTCCAATTCTTCTGAACGAATCCGATGGGGAGAACAGCTTTTGTCCTGCTTGTTGGCGGAGCAGATATAGTAGTGGTACTTCCTGCCTCCCGCGCTGACCGGCTTCTGTATCATGCTGGCCCCGCAGTCGCCACAGAACACCATGCCGGAGAAAAGGGAGATTTGCGTTTCCTCCGGGCTTCTCCGGGTGTCCAAAGCAAGCACCTTTTGGACGGTTTCAAAATCACCCTTTGAGACAATCGGCTCATGGCTGCACTCGATGACAGACCACTCGCTTTCGTCCTTTTCCACCCGCTTGTGGATTTTGTAGCTGGGCGTCGTGTGCCGGCCCTGGGTCAGCGTCCCGATATAGAGGGGATTCTTCAGCAGCCGGATCACCGATGCCGCCGACCAGGATGCCTTCACATTCGTCTGTAAGGGGGTGGAGCATTTCATGCCCAGGGAGCGTTTGTACTCCAAAGGCGAGAGAACGCCCTCCCCATTGAGCCGGTCTGCGATGTCCTGGGGACTGACGCCCTCCAGCTTCCATGCGAATATCTGCCGGACGACTCCGGCGGCGTATTCGTCCACCACAAGGCGGTTCTTGTCCTGCGGGTCTTTGAAATAGCCGTAGGCGGCAAAAGGCCCAAGAAACTGCCCGTTCTTCCGTTTGATTTCAAGCTGGGAGCGGATTTTTACGGAGATGTCCCGGCAATAAGCCTCGTTGATGAGGTTTTTGAACGGAACAATAAGGTCGTCCGACGCGCTCTTTTCCCGGTAGCTGTCATAATTGTCGTTGACGGCGATGAAGCGTACCCCCATAAAGGGAAAAATCTTTTCGATGTACTCACCAGCGTCCAGATAGTTCCGGCCAAAGCGCGAGAGGTCTTTAACCACGATACAGTCCGTCTTTCCAGCTTTCACATCCTCCATCATTTTCTTGAAGGCGGGCCGCTCAAAGGTCGAGCCGGACCACCCATCGTCCACCTGAACGGCATACTCCTGAATGTCGGGGTGCTGTTTCAGGAAGTCACGGAGCAAACTCCTTTGCCCTGCGATGCTGTTGGATTCCTCCTTGTCCCCGTCCTCGCGGGAGAGCCGGAGATATAAGGTGGCCCTCCAAATCCTGCTGATTTCTTTCTGCATACTGCCAACTCCTTTCGGTTCCCAAAGCCGAGCAGGAGCGGCGATTTGTCCCTATACGCAGTGTACCTCAGTTCAGCCGCCTTGTCGATGATGTCACAGGGCGGCGCACTTGGAACGGACATAATCAGCCAACCGCTGCTCCAGCGTGATGTCTGTATCGGAAAAAGTGATTTTTACTACATACTTCCCGTGCCGGTAGAGGTACGGATTTTTGATTTGCCGGATAAAATCCCGCATCCGCTCCTCCTTGGGGAGCGAGGTGTCAACGGTCACGGTTTGAATGTCCACCAGCGACTCTCTATCGATTTTTTCGTGATCCATGCAATTTCCTCCTTACTTATAAAACTCAGCGCACAGCCTCATGCGATTTGTGCTTCTGTGCCGCATGGACTTCCCGGACACGGGCGGCATAGCGGCTGATCTCGTTCTTGTGAAATGTGATGATTTCTTTTGCTTCATCGGGAGAACACCCTTGCAGCTCGTCAAGCAGGTATTCCACCCTGTCTTTGTTCCGAATGGACTCCATAAAAAGCGGATGCCATTCTTCCTCCGCAGTTCTGGGAGCGTACTCCGCCTCCCATTGCCGGAGCAGGCTAAAATAGACGCAAAGGGCGCGGTAGTTTTCGTTCTGGTAGTTTTTCAGCCGCTCCCTCAGAGATCGGCGGGCCTTTGTGGGGCTGTGCCGTGGCAATCCACCGCCCGTGCGCTCCTTGTCATAGGGAATACGGAAATCTGCGGCCAGCTTCTCCGCCGCGTCTTTTAGCCCAATGTCAAAAAGCTGGGAAGTGAAGTCGATCACATCTCCGTCCGCGCCGCAGGAAAAACAGTGAAACCGCTCATCCACTTTCATGCTGGGATGGCGGTCATTATGAAAAATACAGCAGGCTTTCCCCGTGCGGTCTATCTCTACACCATAACGCTCCGCGGCGTCCCTTGTGGTAACGGCCTCCTTGACCGCTTCAAACAGATTCATATGCGACCTCCATAGTGAAAATGACTGTGTTCCCAGGCACAACAATAGGCTGACGGGGGATCAGACCTGCCGTAGCACTTGGTTTTGCAGCTTATCCCGTCAGCCCATGACTTCTACCTGTGAGCAAGCTCAGTGAGAAGTGTATTTGGTTTTCCTGATGTGCTTGTTGTTGGCGCGGCGCATTTTGCGCCGGTATCCCGGCTTGTGCATCCGCGCCATTTCCAGCTCGCCCCTCTCAAAGCTGCGGAGGGCGGCTCCCATAGCGTCCTTTTCCGTGGACTTCCTGTATTTGTTCATAGCGCCCCCTCAAAAACGGAGAGGGAGGTTGTTCAGTTTGCTGGTGCCGTTGTAGATGTTCCAGACCTCCAGAATATACTTCTGCGGGGCGGGGAGGGAATCGCCCGCGGCCCTGGCCCTGCGGGTGATGTGCATGGGGTCGTAGCGGTGGCACCGGCTGACCAGCCGCCGGGGATCATACTCGTCGTGATAGATTTTGACGAACTCCGTCACGCCCTGGATGGTTTCAGCGCGGAGGGAATCCTTGTGACCCTCCCATGCGGCGGCGATGATTCGCAGGGCCTCGGTGTAGATGTCCTCGCCCACGGACTTGAACTCCCCATAGGCGGTGGCAACGCAGCCGATGCGGTTCTGCCCCCTCGTCTGATTGAAAGAGAGCTGGAGGCCGGTGCTTTCCGTCGCGTCCATGAAAGCGATGGCGTCGGGGTCGCCGGCGAACACCAGGGCGCGGAGCTTCGCGCCGGGGTAGACCTTGGCGGCAAAGCCCGTCTGCTGGGCAAAGAGCAGGGCCTCGTCCTGGGGCGTCAGGCCGCGATAGACCTTGCAGACGATGGGCAGATTAAAACCGCCGCCCAGCATCTTTCGGGCGGCGATGGTGTGCTGTCCATCAAACACATAGTATTTGCCGTCGCGGGCGCTGACCTTCGGCTCGTTGGCAACGCACTCGTTGAAGTTTTCCGCGATCTCCCGCACCCGCTCTCGTTTCAACTCCCGCTGATAGAGGTCGCGGGGGATAATCAGCTCGGAGCTGTCAAGGGCCATCGTTTCATAGAGCAATTTTTCGGGCTTCATGGTTCCATTCATATCGGGTTCCTCCTTCAATGTGTAAAATATAGTGTTTCAGGTCTTGCAGAGTAGCGATGACCTGTTGGCGATACGATTCATCGGTGATGAGCTGCGGCCAATCCTCAAGAGTGGCATCAAAGGACTGTAAAGCCCTCGTGACCTTCCACTCAAACTGTTTGACGGCACTCTCCACCGTTACGGTGTGTTCGTTTGCGTCCGCTGTTGTATTCAGAGTGACATCGGGCAATTTCTTTCGTTTCTTGCCTCGCCCCTCATTCGGAGACTTGTTGCCTCGACGAAACACCTGGTCAATAATGGACTTTCGTTCTTTCGGGGATGCTCTTGCCACAGTCCGCATTTCTTTCTGTGTGGGTTTGATTTTGCCGGAGAGGACTTCCTGACGAAAGCCGGGGAAATCCTCATCTGCAACGGTCACACCTTTGGAAAACTCGTCTGCTCGCTGCACATATCCTTCGCTTGTACCCGTTTCTTCCGCTATCTTAGTGCGTGTACCGTGTTCTAAAATCAGTGGATCATTTTGATCCACTGATTTTGCTTGATCGCTTTTGCGGTCCCCACCGTTGGCCATCTTCTCAGCATTGTATCGTTCTCCAATCAGCACTTTCTTCTGAACCGGCGTAAGATTTCGCCTCCCAAGCTGATTCTTGCAAATCCAGGCAAGGGCTTCATAGCGGTTTTCAAAGTCCTTTTCGTAGACGGTGAAAATGATCTCTGGGTGGGCCTGTGCGATTTTGTAGCGGTTATGGCCGTCCACAATGGTATCGCCCCACACGATGAGGGGCATGAGGACAGCACCCTCGGAGAGAATGTTCTGCTCCAACTGCTGAAACTCATCGCTTGTCAGGGGCGGTATCCGGCTTTCAAATTCCGGGTCAATTTTCAGGACGGGGTTTACTCTCGGCTGGCTCATGGGGCTTCCACCTCCGTGGGAAGGTAGTCGTCCTCGCTGAGGTGGAGGCTCACCCGCAGGGCGGCGTCGATCTCCTCCATCTGCTCATCGGTGAGTTTCCCAACGCACTCCCGCAGGCGGCGCTTGTCCAGGGTGCGGATTTGCTCAAGCTGGAACACGGAGGGACGCGGCAGGCCCTCAATGTTGGGGAAAATCACATGGGTAGGCTGGCGGGGCTTCTTGTGGGTACGGCTGGTGGCCGAGGTGACGATGACCGTGGGCGAGAAGAAGTTGCCCATGTCGTTTTGAAGAATGAGGACGGGCCGGCACCCGCCCTGCTCGTGACCGAATATGGGGTCGAGGTCGGCGTAGTAGATTTCGCCGCGATGGTATTCCTGATTTTCAATATCCATACTGCAACGCTCCTTTTCTCTGGATATGTAGACAGCAGCCGCCTCGCCGTTGCAAAGTCCGCCACTTTGACACGGCTGCTGATGATTGCTTCGTAAATCTTTTGATCCCCATTTGTCCCCGACACCCCGGAATCATTAGGAAGTCATCAGGCGGCGGCTTGCTGGACCGCTCCATAGGAGTCTCACCTCCCCGCCTTCTTTATGGCCGGGCCGCGAATTACGGAAGTAATCATTATCCCTTACGCATGGTCATCGCCGTCCCGGTGGCAATCCGGTTAATCAGACAAAGATGGATCGCTCTCTGGATGGTGGGGAGGCAGCGATGAGGAAATAAATTTTTGTATTCCGCATTTTTGGCTCCCGCACCGTCCATGTCATGGCGCTCTTTCTGAAGGGCTTATGCTCGTCGCAATATGCGTAGGAACGTACCTGATGAATGCCTATTCAGTTTTCAAAGTTCTCGTGTGGTCAGGCGGGTCGCCCCGGCTGATGATTTAAGTTTAGAGGAAAACGCTCCGAATTTTTATGGTGCAGTACGCCGGTTTTCCCGGCGAGTTTTGCCGGGTCAGAGGGTTTTCCGCAACGCCGTCAGTTCTGCAATGGCGGCATCTATCCGCGCTGCCGCCGCATCGGAGTGTTCTTTTCCCAATATGAGGTAATCCAGACTGACATCGAAAAATGCAGCCATGTCTATCAGAATTTCAATGGAGCATCTGTGCTTCCCGGTTTCGATTTTGCCTAAGTGGTCGATCCCCACATTCAATTTCTCTGCTAACTGCTCCTGTGTCATGTCCCGATCCCTCCGAAGCTGACGGATGCGTTTGCCGATTTTTTCGATCTCGTAACACATAAAAAGTCCTTTCCCGACCAAGCCGGAAAAGGACTTCAAAATCAGCGCATGAAGCAATCGAACGGAGCAAACAAAAAAAGCGGCGATGAACAGGGGCATACAGGGTATGCCTGACTGCTTCATACGCCGCTTGACAGCTTAACGCGAAACCGCGTTTACTCCGCTTGATCGATTATGAATTGATGATTTCAGTATTCAGTTTTATCTTCCCGCCCTGCGGCTGCGCCGCTTGCGGAAGTAGCCCATATTATAGGGCGTTGTGGTCTTGCAGTTCGGACACTTAATTTTGAAGTGTCCTGACGCATCGGAGAACAGCGATGCGACATAGTGGTGGCAATGGGGGCAGTAGAGCGGACGCTCAGACAAATCGAGAGATTCCGTGCGGGAACGCTCCACCTTGCTTTGCGTCTCAGGCGTCATGGGCTTGATTTTGTAAGCCCTGATCGGTACTTGCTGAATCAACCGGCATCCCTCCCATCAAAAGGACATCTCGGTAGCAAAATACTCGGAAATGTCCCGGTAGTCGATAAGCCCAAGCTCTTTGAGCCGAATCCGCAGAGCGGAGAACGAGACGCCAAGGCAGTCCGCCATCTTCTGCACCGACAGCTTATCCTCTCGGCACATAACATTTCTACCGTAAAGCCGGACAAATTCGCCGTTCCTGAAATCGCAGATCGTCTGCTCAACGAGAAACCGGGGCATCAGCAGAACGGAGGCCAATCGGTTTGTGTGCATTTCACAGAGGGTGAAGTGATCCCGCAGCTCATCGATCATGTATTCATGCTCTCTGTCAAAGTAGCGGTTGAAGCGAGGACCGGGGGCGGTAGGCGACATCTGCTCATAGATTACATGAGCGGCCTCATGCGCCAGGGTGAATCTGCGCTCCCCGCTTTTGTCCGCACGGAGCAGGTAACGGTCAATAACGATGGTGCCGGTGGGAAAGACTGTGCTGACCTTTTTTCCGCCGTCAAAGACCTCCAGGGGATACTTTCCGTCTGAGATAAATCCCAGCTTGTCCCGGTCCTTTTCGGCAATTCCGGCGTAGACGATGGGCAAATGCAGGCAGTCCGTAATGAAGCCCTCAATGTCTACGCACTTCGGCGGCGGCTCTCTGTTGCCGATATACAATCGAATGAAGTTTTGGCCAACCTCCTCGATTTCGTCATATGAAACTAATGTCCTCATTTTGCGTGTGTTTCCTCCTGTGTTGGGACGAGGACATACCATCCTCGCTGGGTCAAATACAGATACTTCTCCAAGCCGCCGATCAGGACGGTGTAGCGGATGCCGTCATAAGACGAGTCCGGGCTTCGGCAGGTATGGAGAACACGGTCAACATCCCACACCCGTCCATCTGCCCACATAATCTGCAACGGACGGACATTGCCGGCCTCGTCCATATGGCATTGGGCTTTCACATAAACTTTTTTCATCTTTCGACATCCCTCCCTTCCAAAATTCAACAGCTCACAGAGCCTTGATAACGAATCGCGCCACCCCCTGAACGGAAAGCTCATCCACATAGATGGGTTCCATGCTGTCATTTTCGGGGATAAGCATATAGGACTGTCTTTCTGAATCATAGCCCAGGCGTTTGAGCGTATTGGCGTTCTCATGGAGCGCAACCACGATGTCTCCGACATCAGCCGTCTCCTGTTTGCGAATGACCACCAAATCGCTGGACTCGATCCCGGCATTCACCATGGAATCGCCGGATGTCCGTATGATATACAGTTCCCCGTCTCCAAAAATCGAGGTGGGCAGCTTGACATACTCCTCCACGGACGCCTCGACAACATCCAACGGGCCGCACGGGATAGACCCCGCAAAGACCGCAGCGCCTGTGCCTGGGGAGATACGGTCGATTTTGCTGGTGGAGATTTCGCCGCTGTTGTAGTGGATCAGGCCGCGCTCGCCCATCTCGACCAGGTAGCGGTGCGCCGTGCCGCGGGCGATGCCCACCGCATTTGCGATCTCCGTGGAGCTGGGAGAACGGCCTTCCTCCAGGCAAAAGTCCTCGGCAAACTCCTTGATCCTCGCCATCAGTTCAGGGTCCTTGTGTCTCATAGCCTACCTCCGCTCTATCCGAAGCAACCTGCCTCTGATAGACGCAGTATAGCGCACTCAAACCCCCATGTCAAGAGGGCAAAAAGAAGGTGTGCATTTTTATGCACACCTTCGGCTAATTTTTTGTTTTCTTTTGGTTTTGGCGGATGTAAAATAGAAGATGGATTGATGTGCCGGTTACTGGATGCTTTCCTCGGTGAAGCTGGCCAGCAGCTCGTTGAACTGATTGACAGCCTTGGGAGGGCTGAGAATCCGCATCTTCCCGCCGGAGGCGAACACCCAGCCGTAAAAGGTGTTGCTGAGGGAGATGGTGGTCGTGACCTTGAAATGCTCCTCGTCCACGATTTCAGTGGGGACATTCACACCGAAGCGGTCAATGATGCTGCCCATCAGCTCGTTCTCACACAGGAGCGACACCTGACGCTCCTCGCCGCCCAGCATGGAAAAAGTCTGCCCGAAGTAGTCGGATATGTCGAACCCGCGGGGCTTGGAGACGGCCCTTTCCTCCGTGACGGCGAGGTTGTCAATGCGGTCTACCCGGTATGTAGCGACAATCCCTTTTGCATCGGAGTAGCCCACCATATAGTAGAGGTCATTGTTCCAGAGCATTGCGTAAGGCGAAACTACATACAAATCCCCATCGTGCCGGTGGACTTTCTTTTTGGATGGGGTATAGTCGAAATACTGGAATGTGATCTTCCTCTTGGCGGCAATGGCGGTATGGATATGGTCTACGATACGGAGAATGGCCTCATTTCCCGCTTTGGCCCGGTAGTCCACATAGAGCTGACGCTTTAAGAGCTGCTGTTGATGCGGGCCAATAAAGGTGGACAGCTTGCGGATCAGCGCCTTGCTTTTTCGGGGTGTAATAAACTTGGAGGACTGCACCGCGTCGATCAGGAGTTTCACCTCCGCTGTATCAAAGTGCCGAGTCGCAACGAAGTATTGGTTTTGCACCTTTCTGTCCATTACAATGTCAACGCCCAGGGCGATGAGTTGGGCGATGTCATTTTTGATGGGTCTGGAATCCGGGCGAGACATCCCACACATCTCCAGATAGTCCTTGATCTGCTCCAAAGAGATGGTATGTGTCTCGTCCGTGTTCTCCCACAAACACTTGAACACCAGGAGTGTTCGGTCTTTCAAATCCATAGTGGAATCCTCCGCGAGTGGCTGTTGGCTGTCATTATATCCCATCACCGCAGGATTTTCAATACGCAGCGCCTACTTCGCCGTCAGCCCATGCACGATCTCAGCAACGCTGGCAAGCTGGCTGGGAGACAGCCGCTTCAAATCCCTGACGATCTCCCTGATTTGTTCGGGGTCGCCGGAATCCGTATCAAAGAACTCGGAGGGAGTGATCTTGAGATACTCGCAGATATAGAAGAACCCCGTCAGAGACGGCATCACTTTCCCCGTTTCTATGTTGTTGATGTAGCCATGATTCTGCCCCATTGAAAGGCTCATGTCCCTTGCTGAAACACCGCGAAGCTGCCGCAGCTTGGACAGCCGGAGCGCAAATTCCTTTTCGTCCACCCTCATCACCGCCTTTGTCATATTGTACCCAATATGATATGTGATTCTGGCAGTCCTCGACTGATGTTCTCATTGAAACGGCATTTTGTAAGTGCTATAATGAGGGCTGATGGAGGGTGTTAGCCTATGAGAGCGCAAACCTGCTGTTTCACTGGTCATCGCAAAATCCCACGGGGGCTGGAATCCAAGCTGGCACGGCGACTGGATGCCACGATTGAGGGACTGATCAAAAATGGATACCGCTTCTTCGGCGCTGGCGGGGCGCTGGGCTTTGACACAATGGCGGCGCAGTCAGTCATACGGCTTCGGGAGAGGTATCCGCAGATACGGCTCATCCTGGTTCTGCCCTGCGTTACCCAGGCGGATCGGTGGCCCGAAAGGGATCAGGAGACATACCGAAGCATCATGGAACAGGCGGATAAGGTCGTCTATGTCTCTCAGGAATACACCCGAAGCTGTATGTTCGCAAGAAATCGGCGTCTTGTGGATTGCAGCAGCGCCTGCATCTGTTATCTGACGGAAAGTACGGGAGGTACGGCCTATACCGTGGACTATGCGCGGAAAAATGGCTTGAAAGTCATAAACCTTGCTCCATAAGCGGTTCTTTGGTTGAAAACACTGGAATCCCATCTTCAAAACGGTATAATGGTGCGGGAGCGTATGCTCTACTCTATCAGCGCGGGGACTTGACGCCGTTCACATATGCTGTCAGGTGTTCCCGCGCTTCTCTTATGGAGGTATCGGTATGAAGATCGTATCATGGAATATCAACGGGCTGATGGCGACCTTGAAGAATGGGTGCTTTGCCCCGCTTGCCGCCCTTTCTCCCGATGTACTGTGCATCCAGGAGATACGGACGGCCAGGGAGCCTGTCATTCTGGAGGGCTATCACCACTTCTGGCACCACGGCCAGCGAGAGGGCTATTCCGGCACGGCCATGCTGCTGAAAGATGAGCCGTTAAATGTGACCTGTGGGATGGGCGAGTTCTTTTCTGATGACGAGGGTCGAGTGATGACCGCCGAACTGCCAGGGTTCTATATTGTCGGCGCATATGTCCCCAACTCACAGAAGAACCTCCAACGGCATCAGTATCGCATGGAGTGGGACGAAGCGTTCAGAAAGTATGTCTGCGACCTGCGCGATTACAAGCCCGTCATTATCTGCGGGGATTTCAACGTGACGAGGGAGAGCATCGACGTATATGAGGAAAATCAACGCCAGTTTTGGGCGGAACAGGGCTTCGCCTCCGATGAACGCTCCGGCCTTGAATCCCTGCTGGACGAGGGCTTCACCGATATGTTCCGGGAACTGCATCCGGGCGAGAGGAGCTATACCTGGTGGAGCAACCGGCTGAAGAAGCGAGACGAGGGACGGGGTTGGCGGCTGGACTATTTCATCGTATCAGATGAGATTGCTGACCGGGTGCTGGATGTGACGCATTATACCGACATCTGCGGGTCTGACCATTGCCCGATTGGACTGGAGGTGCAGGCGTGAGCATCGACCTCCCGGACGAGTATCTGGCGCGGCAATGGGACGAGATGGATTGGAACGCCGCCGAGGAAAAACTCGCGCTGCTTCAGGAACGGCTCACGATTGCGGCTTACCGGCATGATGACAAGGAAATTGAGAACATCCAAAAGAGGATCGTGCGGGATGTGGACATTAAGTGCCTTGCGGTCCGTCATGTATGCAGCTCCACCATGAGTCCCGGAGTGGACAAAGTGAAATGGAAAACCTCGGCGGATAAGATGCGGGCGGCGATGTCCCTGACCTCAAAGGACTACCACGCATCCCCTCTGCGGCAGATCCTCATCACGGCGAAGAACACGGGGAAAGAACGCCGTCCCCGCCTCCCGACCTACTATGACAGGGCGATGAATGTGTTGTACGGCTACTCTCTGATCCCCGTAACGGAGGCGATGGCGGAGCGGAAATCCTTTGCCTTCCGTCCGGGCCGCTCCACGCAGGACGCCCACGAGTATGTCCTGTCGGCAATCAAGGGAGCAAACGCGCCGGAGATCGTTGTGTATGGAGATATTCAAGCTTACTACTCGCACATCCAGCACTCCTGGCTCTTGAAAAATGTCCCGATGGACAAGCACGTTCTCTCGGAGTTTCTAAATGCCGGAATCGTCTTTGCTGGAGAGCTGTTCCCGCCGGAGGACGAGGGGATTTCCGAGGGATCGAACATTTCCCCCTATCTGGGCAACTTCGTGCTGGACGGCCTGCAAAAGCATATCTACACGGGCATCCACGGCACGACCTCCCCCGATGATTATACAAACGGCAATCTGATCCGCTTTGCCGATGATGTCCTCATCACCGTCCGCACGGAGGAGGACGCGCAAAAAGCACTTGCCGCCCTCACGTCATTTCTGGACGAGCGCGGGCTGACGCTCTCGGAGGAAAAATCCGGCCTCGCCTATGTCAAGGACGGTTTCACATTCCTGTCCCGGACCTATATCAAGCAAAACGGCGTTGTCAAGAGTTACCCATCGGACAAGGCTGTGGAGCGGTTTATTGATGACCTTGTGACCACGATCAATACGAACAAGAAATCCCAGCGTGAGTTGATCCTGCTCCTGAACCGCAAACTGAAAGGCTGGGCAGGGTATCACCGATATACGGACGCTCTGCCGGCTTTCCGAAAAGTCGATACCGCCGTCCAAACCGCCCTGCTGGACGCTGCCATCAAGCAGCACCCCCGGATGCAGACCGCCAAGGTCATTTCAAAGTATTGGTACAAAGAGCCAAACGGGAGACATTGCTATGCCTTGCCGGATGATAAGAGCGTCCGGGTAATCCGGCTGGAGGACACCTTGCTCCTGACCCACAACAAAATCAAGACAAACGCCAATCCTTTTGTCGAGAGGGATTATGCGGAAAGCCGGACCCACGCGAGAGAAATCCAGAATGTCACAGGCCGCTATAAGGCGATATGGGAGCGTCAGAATGGCCGGTGTTATTACTGTGGCCGTCCCATATTGCCAGACCAGCCCCGCACTACCGTTCCCCTCAACCTCCATAAGCCGCCGTCCATCAGGAACTCGGTGTATATCCACAAAATGTGCGAGGCCAACGAGTTTCAGATGGTCAGCACGATGGAGGACATATCCCTGCTCCGGCCCTACGACGTGTTTAACATTTTGGAGGGGATCGCAGAGCCGGAGGATAAGCCAAAGGGTCGTTCCAAGAAGCCGATCCAGCCCGGATGGAAGCACTACAAGCTGAAAGAATACTTCGCCAAATCCCAGGCCGCGTCCATCACCCTGACGTTCAAGAAGATAGAGGAGATTGACGGACGGCCCCTGCCAAACTCCGCCCGAAAGAATAGGGATTGGTGGTATCCCCGCGAGAACTGCAACATGATCGCGGAGGCGTGGCTCACGGAGGGATATTCACTTCATAATCTCGATCTGCATAAGGGCAAAATCACGCTCCACCGGGACAAGAGCGGCGTGTCAAAGCTGGTGATCCCCGAAGTGCTGCTGAGTGACAAGCTGCCGGACAACGCCGTGTATGAGTTGGAAGCTCACATGGACTATATTATCAAAAAGTATGGGCTGGAAAAGAAATCCAGAAATAAATAAGCCATGTCCAACGAAAACGCGGAAAAATCCACATCGAACGCTAAATCCTCTGTTGCAGAATCAGTCGAAAAGGTGTATAATTACTTTATATATCTTTACGGAGGTCGGACGAGCATGGATGTCAGCTATAAAAGACTATGGAAACTTCTGATAGACAAAGACATGACAAAGAAAAACCTTGCGGAAAAAGCTGGTCTCAGCCAGTACGCAATCAACAAGTTAAATCGAAATGACAACGTGACAGTAGAAACCTTGGTAAAGGTATGCCGAGCCTTAGATTGTACGGTAGATGATATTATGGAGATTTTACCGGCTGCACAATAAAGGGTCAGTGCAAAACACTTCTTTGGAGGTAAAAGAACATGGCAGAGAAATCCAGTGCGAATATCGGATTTGAAAAACAGATATGGGATGCGGCCTGCGTCCTGTGGGGGCATATCCCAGCCGCAGAGTATCGCAAGGTCATTATCGGCCTGATTTTCCTCCGCTATATCTCCAGCGCTTTTGAGAAAAGGTATCAGGTGTTGGTTGACGAGGGTGACGGTTTTGAGGATGACCGGGATGCCTATCTGGAGGACAACATCTTCTTTGTGCCGGAGGACGCTCGTTGGAGCAAGATAGCTTCCGCCGCGCACACGCCGGAGATCGGCACTGTGATAGACGACGCAATGCGGGCGATTGAGAAAGAGAACGATACACTCAAGAATGTTCTGCCAAAAAATTATGGCAGCCCCGACCTCGACAAGCGTGTTTTGGGCGATGTGGTTGACCTGTTCACCAACATGGACATGGACGACACCGAGGAAAGCAAGGACCTGTTGGGGCGTACATACGAATACTGCATCCAACAGTTTGCCGCCTATGAGGGTGTCAAGGGCGGCGAGTTCTATACTCCTGCCAGCATTGTCAAGACCATCGTTGCCATCTTGAAGCCTTTTGAAAACTGCCGCGTCTATGACCCTTGCTGTGGCAGCGGCGGTATGTTTGTCCAGAGTTCCAAGTTCATCCAGGCGCACAGCGGACGGCGCGGCTCTTTCGCCGTGTATGGTCAGGAATCCAACGCCGACACCTGGAAGATGGCAAAAATGAATATGGCGATCCGTGGGATTGACGCTGATTTTGGCCCCTACCACGCCGACACCTTTTTCAATGACCTGCACCCCACCCTAAAGGCAGACTTTATTATGGCGAATCCGCCGTTCAATCTTTCCAACTGGGGTCAGGACAAGCTGAAAGAGGACAAGCGGTGGAAGTACGGAGTGCCGCCTGCCGGCAACGCTAACTTCGCCTGGATTCAGCACATGATCCACCACCTTGCGCCGAATGGGAAGATTGGCCTTGTTCTTGCCAACGGTGCGCTGGCCACGCAGACCAGCGGCGAAGGCGAGATCAGGAAGCGGATCATTCAGGACGATTTGATTGAGGGCATTGTGGCTCTGCCGCCGCAGCTCTTTTACAGCGTTACCATCCCGGTCACGCTTTGGTTTATCTCCAAGAATAAGCGGCAAAAAGGCAAAACCCTCTTTATTGACGCCCGGAAGATGGGCCATATGGTTGACCGAAAGCACCGTGACTTCTCAGATGAGGACATTCAAAGGCTGGCGGATACCTTTGAAGCGTTCCAGAGTGGGACGCTGGAAGATGTCAAGGGCTTCTGCGCCGTGGCGGATTTGCAGGAAATCGAGAAGCAGGACTTCATCCTCACTCCTGGCCGGTATGTGGGCGTTGAGGAGCAGGAGGACGATGGGGAGCCGTTTGAGGAGAAGATGGAGCGGCTGACCGCTGAGTTGTCCGAACTTTTTTCTAAGTCCCATGACCTTGAGAGCCAAATCCGGGAGAAGCTGGGGGCGATTGGGTATGAAATCTGACTTATCTGTAATTTGTGATTATGTGAGGGAACGAGTAAGCGTTGACACTCTATCTGCGGATAGCTATGTATCAACAGAAAATATGCTGCCAAACAAAGGCGGACTGACGGCAGCTTCCTCGCTCCCAACCACCCGTATGGTGCAAGGATACGAAGTAAATGACGTCCTTGTTTCCAATATTCGTCCTTATTTTAAGAAAATATGGTTCGCAAAGAACGATGGAGGCTGCTCCAATGATGTTCTTGTAATTCGGGCGCGGGACGACATAGACCCCAGATTTTTATACTATGTTCTTTCCGATGATGCTTTTTTCGATTATTCTAATGCCACCTCAAAGGGTACAAAAATGCCGCGGGGGGACAAGGATTCGATCATGAAGTATCAGGTCCCCATTCTCGACCGAACAACCCAGAGCAAAATTGCGGATATTCTTGCCTGTATTGACGCAAAAATCGACACGAACCATGCGATAAATGATAATTTAGAGCAGCAAGC